CACATAGGCATCCGCTCATCGTTCTTGATGTACGGCATAGCCTGTAATAAAGACCCATATAGCAACGCTTGTGGGGCGTAAATAGTGAACCAATTCGTTTGGTTAGAGGAATCAAGCGGTTGGAGCCGCTCGTAGTACAAAACTTCAAAATCATACGCCAAAGCTGGAGACGGGGCTACTAACCAATGCGTATAGTCATAGTCGCCAAAATAAGATGGTACGCCAGTCACTGTTGCATCAGGGGCAAACTCTCGTAAATATTCATACTTGCGAAGCAGTACAGGCTGTTTTTTACCAGCTACAGTAATGTTAAAAGAAACTGTCTTATGCCATCTGGCAGGCTTGTCAATGATAGGTTGACCTATCGTCATTGTGGAGGCTTGTACCGTTAGGTTACCAAGGAACTTAATTTGGCTGGCAATAATTTGCTCTGACAACATAATGAAGAGAGGAATTTTGGCAAGGGTATCATCATCAGTACGGTCTAGGTAAGACTGAATGTTTTCGACCAATGAGTCGTAAGTCATTACTGATGCGGTCGTCATATTAAATCCTTTGTTCTTTTTAACATTTTAATTTCTCTTAGGATAAAAACAACTGTTTTTCGTCAATTCTGCGCTTTTGTAACCCTTTAAGAACTTTTCCGCCAGCCATGCAATACTTTAAGAGTTCTTCCGCCGCCCCTTCCATATCCCCGCGAAGAGCCTTTTGACGGAGGGTGCTTCGCTGTAAAGTCCCCAAACCAACATTAAAAGCAAAACTACACAAAGCATCAAATTGACCTTGGGTAAGTGGGATAGGTATGAACCGTTCCACACCTCGTTCAAAACGGAGTAAATCAGATTCAAGAATTCCATCAACTTCCCCCATAGAGAAGATTCTATTATCTTCTTCTTTCAGTTGAACTTCGTTGCGCTTATCAATTGTTAAATTACCCTGTGTAGGGTAAAGAACATGACCAACGCCAATAGTCCATAGTAACGCTGGACATCTATAAGGTTTCTGTCTTACACCTTCATGGTGTTTGATAACCTTTATGGCATTGGCTGATATTTTCATTTGCCAAAGGCTCTCCCACCAAAATGGAATGCAATGATTGAGGCAAACAAAGTTTGAGTCTCATTATCCCAAATCTGGTCAGCCAGCACAACAAAATCTATACCCTCAGAAATACCCTTATAGACCAATGCGCAGTCAATAGCGCAGAGCAAAAAGAAGAATCCGTAGGTAATAACAGGGCGGACAGAGGCTCTTAGGTTATGCATCCACTCAGAAGTTCCCTCATTCAAACTTATGTCGTGGGCATATAACGCTTGCATTTCAGCCTGTTGAGCGCCAATTAAAACTTGTTTGTCTTGAGATGAGGTCTCCATAGCAATCTGCTCAATATGGATATGTTCTACCCTTTCTTGAGCCTCAAAGCCAAGTTTTCGCATTTCCAACTCACGTTGAATCTGCAACTGCGCCATTTCCAACTCATGGCTTTTGTCACTTCTGTCTTGAAAGTAATCTAATAGTTTTGGCAAACCGCCAGCCAAAAATGAAATCAAAGTTGAAAATAGTGTAAACATTACTTCCTCTTTTCTCGTTCTTCAAGTAATTGAACCTTTACTTGTAGTTGGTGAATGTCTTTATAAACTTCTTCTTTCAGCCTATGCCTTGCCTCTGCACTTAAAGGTGAGTCAGTCGGCACATTTTCTTTAGTGATTAGTGCTGGCATCTGTCCTTCAATCTTAGTCAGTCGTGTAGAGAAGTCAGACACTTGACCAAGTAGCCAAGCCAAACACGCTACAACAATTGGCAGTACCGCTTTTAGGACATCTTGAATATTCATAGTCCAAGAACTTTTTTAACCATTTCAGCGGCAACGCCGGGGCCAAGCAACACGGCTAGGATGACTACATACAAGAGGTACTCAATCCTATTCATGCGCTTGGAACCTTCGTCAAAGCGGGTTTGAATGACCTCGTACCGTTGAGCGCATATCGCCTCGTGAACGCTTAAACGCTTGTCGGTCTCGTTAGCCAATTCTTCAACCCCTTCCATGTAACTTACTCCGCTTTTGGCTCTTCTGCTTCAGCAGGCGGCAATTGACTTTGGGCTTCTTGTTGAATGCCTTGAATCAAATTCGCTACTTGAGCATATGGTTGATTCCCCAAATACTGAAGAATGCCATTTACCAAATTGGTTGATAAAGATATATTACTTTCCATTGCCATTTTCCTTTAAAAAATTTCCGCTGTTATGGGTCAGCGGTTCACCCTTCTTCTATTATGCCGAAGGTGTTACCCAAGGTAAAGGGGTGTTCTCAGGGCTAACAGGTGGTGTAATTAGGCTATCAATTTGCCCTTGTACACAAGACTGTGCGCTGTCTATTTGGTTCTCAGGAATCCAACCTATAACTAACGCCTCAGTTAAGTTTGCGTAAGGCACAAATGTAGTCTGCTCTGTAGAGTCAAACTGTGTGTTGCCACCAATAGATGCGGTATAAGTACCGTCTACGCCAGTGACTTCCCATAGTGCGTTTATTACATAGTTTGGGTCAGGCTGTTGTACTGTGTACATTGCTGTGATGCGTGTTGTAAATACTGTTGCCATTTTAATTCTCCTATCTAGATGCAAGTTGTTGTTTAAGTGAATCTACTTCTGCTTTTAACTCTTTTATTGCGTTAATCATGTACCAAGTTAAGTTATCTGCGTCTACAGTCATAACACCTGTGCTTTCAGTTTTAACGCACTCAGGCAATACTTGTTGTAGTTCTTGGGCAATAACTCCAAGTTGAACACCTTGTTTATTAATTGCTTGGTCTTGTGGTACTTCAGTAATTTCTTCAGGTAAACGATACTCAAAGTTACGCACTTGGATTGCAGTAATCTTATCTAAACCTGTGTTGTTATCTACAATGTTCTTTTTAAGTCTTTGGTCAGAAGTAACAGACCAAAGTGTTGAGTTATTACCTTGATATACACCACCACCTCCAGGAGAAATAAATCCTGTAGTAGTACCTTTACCAGTTGCATTTACTCCTATTACTATATTATTAGAGTCACTATTTGCAGCAGGTTGAGCATTATATCCAATACAAATATTTGAACCGCCAGTCGTTGATACACTACCTGCTGAATAACCAAGAGCAGTATTTGCAGCCGAAGTAGAATTATAAAGTGACTGATAACCTACTGCGGTGTTATTAGATGCGGTGGTGTTTGAATAAAGTGACTCATTGCCCAAAGCAGTATTTGATGCGCCTGTAGTGTTGGAAAGTAATGCAACACGACCAATTGCGGTATTACTAGAGCCAGTAGTATTGTATAGCATTGCCGCAGAACCAACAGCAGTATTAGTATTTCCTGTTGTATTTGTTTTTAAAGTTCTTTCTCCAATAGCTGTATTTGCATTACCTGTGTTATTTAAAAGAGCCTCAGAACCAAAAGCAGCTATTTCTGTTGCTGTTGTGCTTGTGTACGCAGCCTTATAACCTACTGCTGTGTTACTAGACGCGGTGGTGTTGGAATACAAAGCTGAATCGCCAACAGCCGTGTTGTATGAACCTGTTGTGTTTTGTATTAAAGCCGCATATGCAAAAGCATTGTTTGATGCACCTGTTGTGTTATCACGAAGTGCCGCATAACCAAAAGCACCATTAAAATTAACTGTAGTGTTAGATTTAAGAGCAGACATACCAACAGCAGTATGGTATGCGCCAGTAGTGTTTGCACCAAGTGCATCTAGCCCAACAGCTATGTTGTTAATTCCAGTTGTATTAGCATCTAATGCGTTGCTACCAATAGCAGTTAATCCATTACCTGTCGTATTACTATATGCGGCTTGGTAACCTACTGCTGTGTTATTAGATGCGGTGGTGTTTGCGGCAAGTGCAGAACCACCTATTGCCACATTAGACCCGCCTGTATTGTTGGCTGGTGTTGAAGAACCTAATAAAGCGTTAGTGCCTACAGCAGTATTATTTGCTCCAGTTTGTTGATAATACCCAGCCTGAAAACCAATGTAAGTTACTGGCGTTGCAGTTGTATTGTTATATCCTGCAAATATACCAAAAAATGAATTGGATGATACAGTATTTAAATAACCAGCCTGATAACCTACTGCTGTGTTGTAATTGCCTGTGCTATTTGAGTAAAGTGCTTGAACACCATGTGCTGTATTTTGAGTACCAGTTGTATTTGAATATGCTGCTTGATAACCTACTGCTGTGTTGTTAGAGGCGGTGGTGTTGGAGTAAAGTGAACGATAGCCAACACCTGTGTTGCTTGTGCCTGTTGTAGTGCTACGAACAGCAGCACTTCCTAAAGCCGTATTTGTTCCACCAGTTGTTGCAGAAAATAAAGTTTGATAGCCAAAACCCACATTTTCATTTGCAGTTGTATTACTATTAAGTGATTGATAGCCAAAAGAATCATTAACAAAACCTGTCGTGTTTGACGCTAAAGCACTAGTACCTACAACCGTATTAGTAACAACAGCACCACTTCCACGACCAACAGTAATATTATAAATCAAGCCATCAGATGCAGCCGAGTCTTTAATAAGTTTGCCTGTTGTGCTATTAAATAGTGCGATACCGTTTGCAGTAGCAGATGCTGGGCCAACCACATCGCCAGCAGCGCCGCCAGCAGCAGCAATAGTAATTCCGCCAGCACTATTGGTAATCGTAATGTTTGTCCCCGCGGTCAATGTTGTGCGAGTAAAGCCTGTTCCATTACCAATATCTAAAGCACCGTTGGCGGGAGTTGTTGTTAAACCAGTACCACCAGAGGCGACAGCAAGCGTTGAT